AGTACGTATAGAACATGGTGAATAGCCGCTTCCAAGCTGGGCCGCTTTCAAACATCGAAACGTCTTCTGGGTTCATGCCTACCATCGTGCGCCGGATCGTGGCATCAGCTTCAAACACAGCATCCTTTTCATTCAGCCCATTGGCAACGGCCTGTTCGTAAGCCGCCATCCACACAGGAACATCAACCCACGACTGAACCGCAGCCTGCATGAAGTACCCATGCTTTTCTATCCACTGTTGAAACTCACCGTATTTCGTCGGTTCAGAAACCACGTCCTGAATTCGCATCTGGGTTTCACGCGTGGCATTCTTCACACGTTCGGCCATGAATGGCGACAGGGAGAATACGTCAGCGCGCATGCCGTGAATGTCACGCGCATATCGCACCGTAGAGTTTTTCAGATACGACGGCTTCACCAGTGTTGCAGCGACAGACAGACCAGTAATCTGCTGGGCGGTGTTCACCAGATTTGCAAACATGGTGTTGAAGCCAACACGCTTGCGGAGCGTCCGAAGCACGTTATCGAATGACCGGCCAGCCGAGGACGATGCAGGCGCGTCAACCGACTGTTGCGCCACGCGCTGGAGCCACGGAATAAGCAGGTTATCCGCAATCGTAGGATCGTAATTCGCCAGCGTGTTGCCAAAGCGCCGGTCAACGACCAGGCCATGAACTTGGCGCACAGCCGGGTCAAGGTGCGTAAACCGCAAGACCTTATCCACGTGTGACGGCAGCAGCCGCAGATCGAGCGCCAGAGGCTGGGTATAGTTCTCAACGCGCGATTTGGTAAAGCCAGAACCGGCAGTAGGCAGGAGGAAGCCAGCCGACTGCTGATCAAGCGCCGCCTCACCAGCCCTCAGAACGCCGTCGTTCGAAGCATCGTTGTCAACCACAGCCGGAACATAACCGCCGTCCAGACGGCCAGCCGCTGTGTCGTAACCTTCCGCCTCAATCTCTTTGAAGTAGAAGCCGAACAGCTTGCGGTGCGTGGACTGCGCAGGACGTTTGATTTCTTCGTTCAGCTTCCAAATGGCATTGACCATCTTAATGTCATCAGCCGTAACCGTTCCTTCCTTCACCATGCGGTCAAGGAACGCATCCCAACGCGATGTATCAAGATCACCCTTCGTCATGACTGGAGAGCCGTCACGGCGGAACCTGGGCTTGCCACGTGGGGTTTGCGCCTGCTGTTGGTTGATGTAACCAGATGTCCAGCCGCGACCAAGCAACAGCTTTGCCATGTTCGAAGGGTTTCCGGTATGCAGGATCGCATGAATAAGCGCGGCCTTGTTCGTGAATGTGTAACCATTCAGTTCAGGCGCGCTGATTGCCTTTCCTGTCAGCGTGTCGCGTCGCTCGTTGATGATCGACAGCAGCTTGCTTAGCTTATCATTCTTGTCAGAGCGGTACGCATCGAGCGCGTCCATCACAGGTCGCACGATGAATTTTGTATATGCCCCCTGCTTTCCGTCATCCATGGCGCGCGCCCAATTCTCAACGCGCTTGAGCGAAGACGCCCAACCCATGATAATTCTGATAGTTTTTTCGCCACGCGTAAGCTCACGGTCGAGCGCCGGATTGCGTTTGAGGCCGCGACCTTCAAGCACACCGTTTAGCTCATCAATGGCTTCCGCCTTGTCGATGGCTTTGCCTTCAATCTCCAGTTGGCGAGAACGCTTGCCAGTCTCAAGAATGCTATCTATCGCATCATTGAGCGCCGACAATTCCGAGAACGGAATTTTCTTATAGTTGGCCGGTTCACTGGCGTAGCTCTTGATAGTGTCTGCGATTGCCGATGCAGTAACCGGATCGTCAAACGTCAGTTGCTCCATCCACATTCTAATATCGAAACCGTCAGGCTCCGACACCAGACCGAACTTTGCGGCGACCGTCCGAGCCGCTTTGATGAAGTCGATGTTCTTTGACTTCGACAGTTTCTTGTCGCTCTTGTTCAGGTTGGCCGCTTTATCCTCGACCTTGCCGACAAACTCCGCGGCCTTTTTCGCTTCGGAATACAGTGCATGGTTCAGAAGCTGGCGGCGCTTGGCGTCGATAAGCTGGGCGACAAGATCATTGTAACCATAGCTGACCGACGTGCGTTCGCCACCTGGGATAACGAATTGCTTGCCAGAAGGGCTGACGCGAGACTGTTCAGCGACATTGTACGTCGTTGATGTCGTTTCAAACTTGGCGTTGTAATCGTCAATTGCTTGCGCCACAGCGTCAGGGTGAACAGCACCCTTGATTGCAGCGCGTGCCTTGCTGGCGATGCGGCGACGTGCGTTCTGCACCCATACGCCATCACGGCCAAGCTGACGCGCCAGCGCCTGGGCTTCGTTTGCGGCCTTCCGTTCGGCATTCAGATACCGGTGCGCAGCCATGGCGTCTTTCACCGGCAGGCGGTCGATGGTTTCTTTCGCGACGCGGCGTGCTTCCTTCGCCGTTAGCACGACATCAACCCCGGCCACGTCAGTAACCGATTTCAATTCCGCAGCGATCCACTGGCCTTTGTCTTCGTTGTGCAGGGCGTCGATGGCTTCAACCTCAATCGATCCATCGTTGAGAACGTCGCCATGGCGCTCACGCATCACACGGTCAGTTTCAACCTCGACAGCCTCACTGATTGGCGGCGTGGAAATGAGTGCTTCCAGCAATTCGCGACCAGACGGATAACCGTAGATGTCGGCAATCACGTCAGGGTGAACGCCACCTTCATTTGTGAACACGGCATTGCGGTGGCCCTTACCTTCCGCCGTCGCACCAGGCAGCAACGGGATATAGCCGTTTCCATAATCGCGTTCGATAGACGCGCGGTCGAGTTTCTGGATAGCCACCGGCTCACCATCAAAACCCTTGCCAAACCGCAGTTCCTGCACAGACCGGAATTCAGGACGCGCTTGCAGATCAAGGGTCACTTCTTCCTTGAGGCTGGCGCGTTCTTCCTTGAACCACTTTTCGCGCTCACGTCTGATAGGTTCCATAACCTTCCGAAGCAGAGTTGATTTGTCGGCTGCTTCCGCGCGGTCGCGCAGGTCGATCAAGCGCCGGTACTCATCATCTGTCAGGCCCATTTCCTGGGCGCTGGCAAACAACGGGTGATCAGCGCCGAGGTCAGCGCGCGCCTTTGTAATCTCCATATCGCTGGCAAGGATGCGATCAAACACAGCGCGCAGGTCATCATTGATTGTCACGTCGAGATTGCGCAGGCTTCGATAGATACGGGTCAGCCACGCCGCGAACTTGGAAAACGCAGTGCGCAGTTCGGCATTGGGCGCGCGGCCTTCCATAAGATAGGCTTCAAAACCCTTTGCGAATTGCTCTTGCATACCAACGTCAATCGCCGCGTCTTTTGCAGCATCGCCGGTTGTGCCGGTATCAATTGCCGCTTCGACATCAGCAGCCGTCACGCCATTGCCAGCGTCGCGCGCCACATCAGCCGCGTTCTCACGCCACCACTTTTTGATTGCGGACAGACGATCAGAGGCAACCGAACTGCCAAGCGCCTCACGGTCTTGCAGATTGATAAGCCACATATGCCCTGTTTCGTGGAGCATCGTGGACAGGTTAGCAGACTGGAACAGGCTGATGATACGTGATCCATCAGTCAGCGCCGTGATCGAGCCACGAACGCCGCCTGTGTTCTGGAACAGAATTCGCGTATCGCCGCCATCGAACGTGCCGCGATTATTGACGGACTTTATTTGTGAAGGGTCAAATGCGACAGCAATTCTAATGTCGCCATTATCCCCACGAACTATTATGCCGTCATACCCCTTTGCTTTGGCGTTTTCGATCCAGTAGGCAGGCCCGCCGCCCTTTGAACCCAATTCAAACGGGTTTTGTATCGACAGATACACAGGATAGACATTCGCATTGCCGCCACGCTTTCCACCAGCTTCCGCGTACCGGCTGGCGAATTCTGGCATAGGCGTGAAATAGATGCCGTCGCCTGACTTGGACGAAGATATATCAAATGCCTCAATATCCGCGCCGCTTCCATGATAGACAACCAGCGGATTTCCATCAGCATCGACAACCTTACTGTCACCAAACCACGCCTTGAACGCATCTGTCTGGGTGGTATCTCTCTGCGCATACTGCCGAGCGCCTTCAATCGCCTGCCGGATCGTGGCCGGGTCATCAGACAGAGAAACGCCGAGCGAAGAAAGATAGGCTTCCATTTCATCAAGCTGTGCAGCCTGCGCAACGTCTGAGCCGGCTTCCTCCGCAAACTGGCGTTCACCACGCAACTCAGCGTCTACACTATCCCACAGCGCGCGGCTGATATCTGGGATTTCACGGCCTTGCTCAATTGCGGCGCGGTATTCATTGACAACCGGATTATCAGCCATATACCCAGCTTCGATTGCAGCAAGCGCCACATCGTCAACGCCGAACTTCTTGCCGCCAGAACCGCCAAGCAGGTCCGTCATACCAGACACGAACCCGCGACGCGCCAGCGTCAATTTCTTCTTACCCTTGCCACGGTCGATGGTTTCCGCGTTGCGCGCACGCAGTTCGCCGCCCTGATCGTTGATGCCGCCATATTCGCTGATGAACTCCAGCAAAGACTTGCGTCCATCCCGCGCGACCTTTGTATTCTTCGCAGCGGCAATGGCAAGATCGACCTCATCAATGCTCTTTCGCTGAATACCTTGCGGCACAGAGCCGCGCACTTCCGGCAATGGGAAGTTCTGCAAATACTCCGCAACAGACATTCCCTCATCAGCCGCAGCCGTTCGAACCTGGGCAGCATAGAGCGCAGCAACGTTAGTCGCTTCCTCGACAGACCGGCCAGCCTCACGCATGCGGTTCAGGAAATCGTCATAGACAATCTGGGCTTCTGTGCGGTTGGCTTCATCTTCCAGCCGCAGGCGTTCAGCCTCATCAAACGCGTCCTGCCTGATATCTTCCGCGCGCTCATTGAAATCAACGGCCTCACGCGCCGAAAAATCATCCGTCGCATATTTCATGTTATCGAGGAAAAACGCGTCATGTTCCGAACCGGCCAGCTTTGCGGCATAGGTCGCGGTTGGAATTCTCACGTCGCCATCTGTTTCAATGGCCGTGCGCAGGTCGTCGGCCTCGACACCTTCCAGGCTGTTGATCCAGTCGAACGGGTCAATCCCCATCGCTTGAAAATATTCGGAGAACTGGCGACCATTGACGAACACGTTTTCAAACGCGGTTCCTTCCGCCGCGCCATCGACAACCTGCCTAAACTTATCTGGCAGGCGGTTGCGCAGCGCCGACGCTTGAGCAGCCGCGCTTGTCTGTTCAGCCGTGGCGCGCGTCTGTTCAGCAGCAGCGGCCTTTGCTGAATTGTCGCGGAAACGCTGGAGGCTATAACCTGCCACCTCGACCGGCGCGCTGGCAAATTCAGCCAGAGCCTCAACCAGCACCTGCCGCATATCAACAGTGCCATTCGTCGCCGCTTGCGCTCCAGCCTCGCCAGCGCCGCCCATAACCGCCTGAACAACGGACTGGATAGCCATATTAGCCAGAGGTGACTTTGCAAGCTCACGGCCTGCTACGCCGCCAGAAAGGCCATCCAGAATACCGACAATCGCGCCGCGCAGCATACCGCGCTGCTGGGCTTCCTGCATCAACTCCGGATCAGAGATAACCCGCAGCGCGCCTTCTGGCGTGGAGATATCAATCCCCTTGGACTGATAGAAATCTTGCGGCTCACGGAACCGCTCTTGCGCATAGGACGCGCCGCCCATAACAGCAGCACCAGCCGCAGGGTTACGGGTTGCAATACCGGTCGCGATGCCCACACCGGCAAGAGGCAGGCTTTCGAGCGCCGTTTCATACAGGAACGCAGTCGCGCCCGCAGGATCAGCCGCAAAGTCGCTTAGGAATTGTACCGTGTCGGCCCATCCCTGATTTCCGCCTTCCTCGACCTTGGCGCGTCGTGCGTCATCAAACGCCACATCTTTGAACCGGGTCGCAGCCGGTGACATCGGCGTGTTCTGAATATTCTTGGCAATCTTGCCGACCGCCTGCGTGTACGCTTGAGCCGCCGCTTGGTCATCTGTGCCGATCAGATCAGCGAAACGCGCATCGAGCCACCGGCCAACCGCACGGATTGGTTCGGAACCGTCCCATGTCTTGATAGGATTTCCGGCCATGTCGCGCATGCCCAGCGACAAGCGTTCCTGATCCAAGATATCCATGAACGACAAGTTGCGGTCACGCGCACGTTCAGCCGTATTCTCGGCCATGAACTCGTTACCTGCCAGCTTCACGCCTTGACCGAAACGGCTCAACGCGTTCTTTGACGCACCAAACGTTGTTTCCCACCATGACAGATTTTGCAAATCGTCTTTCGCAACCGTCGCGTTTTCGGGATTGCGCAGCCATTCGGTCAAGCGCGGCGCAGATGAAAGCACCGTCTTGTTTTTCTGAGCCTCGACCGCTTGCTGAAATATCGGCCTGAATTCCTTCACCATCGCGGCTGGCGGAACAGGGTTGCCGGTGGCCTTGCCGAATTCGTTTGCAAGGTTCAGATCGCCAGCCGCTTGGTCTGGCGTTTCTTCCACCGTACCGAGAACGATTTGCGCCGCTCCGACGCCGCCCTGTTGTTTTGAGGATTTCCAGCGTTCGTAATCAGCAAGCGTTTCCAAGTCTTATCCTCAACGGTTTAGAATGAAGTCCTCATATCGTTGGACAACCTCTTGTTCGCTTGGCTTGCGGCCAAGATCGCGCTCAAGGTCGGTCGCGATGCCACGGCGCAAGTCAATTGGTATGTCCGAATATTCGACTACCACATCAACAGTTGTCCCATCAGGACGCTTAGCAGCATCGAACACGCGCGTTTGAGGCGACGAGAACCAGCCGCCGCGCATGTAATCAGGCGTCCAAGTGTTTTCGCCATACAGTGTGCCAGGCGATTTGATGGCAATCGGCAACAGCAGCCGGTTAATCATGGACTGAATATCCATCTGGCTTGGCGCTTTGTTGTTGGCCTTTTTGAATTCGTCCATCTGGGCTGACAACGCATTCTGAAACTGAGCGATACGGCGCGCAGCTTCTTCACGTTCCTTGCCTTCCTTGCCAGTTGTGGAAATGCCGACCGCCTCAAGCTGACTGCCAGCCTGGGAAAACGCCGTTGTCAAAACAAGGGCTTCTTCACGCGCCTTACGCTCATCACCGAGGATGGAAGTCTTTTTGTCAGACATCGCTTTCCAGTCCTGCCGGGACAGGCTGTTGATGATTTCCGGTGCGGTCATATCGAGCTTGGTGAACGCGTCTGGGTTGGTCGCGGCCAGCGTTGAAAGATTGCTGTAGGCAACCGGGTTTGTGGTCACGTCGCCAGCCTTGCTTTCAAACTCCATGAAGCCCGAAACCGCCTCACGGCCAGCCGCGATTTTCAAATCAAGAGGGATCGCAGACAACGGCGTGTTCTGCATCATCATTGTCCAGATTTGTGTTTTTGCTTCTTCTGTCCGCGCTGACTGTGCTTTTGAGCGCATTTCAAGATTGGCGTTCGCCTGCTTGATAAATGCGGCGCGCACGTTCGGGTCTTTGATTTCTTGAGCGCGCGCAATCACATCATCAACAGACGGCATGGAAGAACGAACCGCAACGCCATCGCGCGCCGGAACGACAGTGCCACCACCAGGAGCGCCGCCGTTTGGCTCGATATGCCAAGGCTCCCAAGACATAGGGAAACGCAGACCATAATTGCCAGCGTTCGCATGCACCCAATCTCGAACCTCTTTCGGTGCCTTGTCGAGGCGCAAACCGTTGTATGTCAGGTCAGCAGCGCGGCCATGCAGATGGTTTGAGCCTTTGGCAATCGTGCCGTCTGGCTTCTCATACCCAGCAGGGAATGCAACCCTGCGCCCAGATTTGTCACTGTTTTCAAACAGGTCCTTTTGAAGCTCGTTCGAACGGTATGCAGAACCGAGGCCAAGACCCTCACGAATACCGGCTGGCGCGTCTTGGATCAGAGCCGCAAGATTGTCGGCAAAACTATCATCAAGATTTGACGTGTCGCCTGGGCGGTCTTTGTGGGCAGACTTTGACATCAGGAACGCTTTGGAGCGCGTCGGACCGCCAGCCGAACGGTCTACGCCAGCGACTTCACCAACGATATCACCGGGAACGCTGCTGACAGTTCGCCCTTTTTGAGACAACTTGTCCCATTCGGCAAGTGCTTCCTCATCATCCGCAAACGGCTTGAGCTTTGTTTCAATGTCCATCCGCGTTTTTGTGTCCATGCCGCCGCTATTTGCCTTGACATAATCAAGAGCAGCACGCGCACCGTTTGGCTTAGAGGCCAACGCGATGGCAACATTTGAGTGGATGGTGGACGAAAGTTCCTTACGCTTCAATTCAACAGCTTCCGGCCCCCAGCCCATAAGCCGTGCCTGTTCGTCAATTTCAGCAAAGCCGAGGCCGATTGATTTGCGGACCTCATCAGGCTTGTCATAACCCGCAAGCGCCTGATCAGTGTAGAGCGCCAACCGCGCGTTAGAGGACGATGCCGCCCAATCCTTTTGGCCCTGCGCTGAATGAATGATGCCGGATCGCATCCCCTGAGTTACAGCGGCGGTTGCGGCTTCTTCATATTTGTTGGCAGCAAGACCGGCCTGAGGCGCGTGCTTCTTCTTTAGGTCTTCAAGAGCCTGGTTGTAATTCGCGCGACCCTCGACAGCGTTGCGTCCCTGAGTGGTCATGAAACCATTCGGGCCGTAATCCAATTCCATTTTTTCGCGCTCAAACGCCGTCAGGCCGTCTTTCGCAACCAGCGTGGCTTTCAGGTCTTCAACCTGCCTGACACTTTCCGCAAGCTGCATGCCGCCAGCCGCAACGTTCTGCATGCCGCGACCGATACTAGCGCCGAACGCATCAGCCGACGCGCGAACATCAACGCCCTGCTGAAACGCTGGGCGAAGCCGTTCCGTTTGCTGATAAAGTGGGACCGTGACCATTATCTACCTCAAGCTATCGCGCCGATACGCGGCGACTTGTATTGCTGATATGCCTTGCCAGCACCGCCCAGGATCGTTCCGAAACCGTTCAGATATCCAGCCGTCTTGGCTGCGCTGCCTTCCATTCGCGTCAGTTCAGCACCCGCGCGCTGGTTCGATGCCTGCACCTGATAATCATAGCTTTCGCGATAGGCATTGGAGCGGATCGTCAGCGCGTCAAGCTCACCCAGAACAGACGTGTCAACAATGGTATCGAGCGGAGAACCAAACGTTATGTCAACGCCGTTCGCGGCCATGGCTGCTTGCTGCTGGCCAAGAACCTGCTGCACCTGCTGGCGCTTTTTCTGTTCTTCCGTGGCACCGCGCTCAATGGCATCCTTTGCGCGCCGGTCTGATATCGTCGCGTTCATTTCCGCGACTTGCGCATTGTATTTCGCAGCCTTGTTGGCAGCGTTGCCCTGTTGGATAGAGCCAGCCGCGCCGAGTAGCGTTGAACCAATAGTTAGAGCAAGACCCAAATCACACATCGGCAGACCTCAATTCGAACATTCGGAACGCATGTCCATTTAATTCAATCGGATCGCTGATCGTTGCGCCCAGCCATGTGAGCCACCGCTTTGACACCTTATTGCGATCATCGACAAAGTTCCGCATTACCGGATAACGCCGCAACAGTTGGTCCCTGAAATCAACCGAGTTTCGCAGGAACAGAATGTAATGCTGTTCAACCGCATCAGTGCCGAGTAACCACGGCGCGCCCACACCGGCAAGAATGTTGAGGTCGCCAACTCCAAACATCAGTTCAGGCCGTCCATTTATGACAGCAGTCCATGCGTGCGATGACTTGCGCAGCGAAAAAACCATGGCGCTGGCTGGCTTGCGGCCAGACGTGGCAAACACCTCATCAACATCAGCCTGGCGCATTCGTCTTGCGATGGTGCGGATATGCGCAGCGCGCGCCGGGATAATCTTTAGATCAACGGCCAATTGTCACGTCCGGCATGATAGCAAGAATAGTCATCGGCAGCGGGTCAAACTGCTTGATCCACATATTGCCGCTTGTGTTCCAATCCCATTGCGGAGTTATTCGAATATCTCCAGTGTACAGTTGAATAGCGTCATTCCACGCTTCTGTAGAACGCTGCTTGTACTCAACAATCTTATCGCTATCCCGGCCAACATCTTTCTGGCCTACGAATATCCCGCGCGTCATTTCAACGCGCAAAGTCACTTCCGCCACTGACTTCATGCGACCCTGAACAGTGCCAAGCCCCTGCACCTGACCAAGATCAAGATCGAGTGTCTGTATAGCCGACACCATAGGCAGTCCGATATGAACCTTCGTTGTCGAATTCGGCAGGGTGACGGAACCGCCAGTGACTGTCAGATTGCGCACCACGTTGCCATTCGAGAGAGCGACAACGTCCTGTCCTTCAAGGTGTCCAAGACCGCCGAGCGTCGTCACTGGAGCGCCGGAATAAGTAAGGCCGCAATCAACGAAAAACGCATCGGCAACATCTGTGAATTCGCGGGTGTGCAGACGTTCGATATATCGCTTAGCCTGTCCGTTTATAGTGCGTTCGACCACGAAATACGGCACGTCTTCGTTGCCTTCCGCGATCACGGCAACGTCTTCAAACACCGCATCAGCGCCGCTTTCGTGGCGCGTCCAGGCCCACACCTCATGTTCTTTCATGTAGGTGAGCGAGACAAGAGAACCATCATCCAACACGACCCAGGCGATGGAGTATGGAGCCTGCGCATATGCCCACGCCTTGATGTTCTTGTTGCTGAACAGATGGCGCGCAAGAATTGTCAGGTCTTTACCAACGAAACTATCTTCTGCGAACTGGTATGAGAAGTCACGGATGACGCCGCCACGATCCTGCGCAAACAGAACCGTGTTGCCGACCACGACAGGCTGAACAGGTGACGCGCCGCGATAGCCTTGATTGTCAATCTTGATCGATGACGGCGTGATAGCATCCGACTGTGACCCACCCGAAACGATCCATTCCGCCCCAGATGTCAACAGCATCAATCCTTTGACAGCTAACATCGAACGGATTTCGTTAACCTGCCTAGACTTGATGCGAAACGTTACCGCGTCCGAAGCCTTTGACGGCTGGGAATAGCCAAAGTTCTCATAGTTCGCTGATTGCGACATCCATACTGCTTGCGGGTCGTTGAGTGATGACGCGAATGCAAGTCGCTGTTCGATAAACGTAACGCAGCGCGGGTAATTCCCCGCGCCTGTGAATGGATTGCGTGCAGTCTGAGGAGTATCAGCCAAGTCGGCAACAATGTTTTCATCGACAAAAAGAAGTGCATCCGTTCCACCTATGTAACCAAATACGCCATTATCGAATTTGTAAACAATGTATCTAGATGCGCCAGCTACAGGCGTCCACTCAACGCGATTGGCGTTGCCAGCTATAGTAAGATCATTAAGCACTGATGCTGTTATAGATGGCAGGCTTTCTTCGCCTGTTTCCTCCGAAACAGCAGCCACTCGATAAGTGTACCCTTTCGGGCCAGTGCCTGCTTGAGCTATCGCGGTCACACTCACAGGAGCCGTTATCGATGGAGCAAACGTGATGGCACTCAATGACCAATCGTCATCAGCAAAGCGCGCCAGCTTGCGCGGGGCATGCAGAGGGTGAACGATGTACATCACATCGGCCTCTTGCACGAACACCAGTTCGTCAAGTTGCGTATGCAGGTAAGGCGTCACAACCTCGTAAGGCACGCCGCCATCAAGTACCACACCTCCATCACGGAAGACGCGGAAATACAGATCACCAAACTCCAGAATGTATGACTGTTCGGTATTGAACTGGAAAGGGATCAGGCGCGCCTTGTCCGCGCTATCCTTCACCTCATCGATAAATTCAAGCCCTGCCCGGTTCGACGCGCCGCCATGCGGATGAATGAAGATGTTCAGCGCCGTCTTGAGGCCGCTTCCATATTTGGACAGATCGACACGCGCCCAGAGCGCGGGCGACAATTCCCCGGCAGTGAATGATGGTTGATAAGCGCGCAAATCAGTCATCAGCCGCGCACCTCGACAAGCTCACTATCATGGTCGCTGGTCGAACGCGCTTCGTTCGCGTCGGCCATTTCGGCTTTTGCCTTCGTCTGCATCGCGAGTTGATACGCGTCATTGCGCATTTTTATATCGCGCGTCAGCGGCATCGACAGACGAACAGACAAATGCCACGACAGCGTTTCCACGAACAACGGCGGAAACTTCGTCGGGTCAGCCTGCTTGAACGTGTATCGCAGAAAAGCGGGCGATAGATTGCAGAATAGAGTTTCGCCCTCAATTTCGTAAGGGTTCATAATCTCTTGTTGTTGCGTCTGAGCGCAAGGGTCATCAACCGAATACGCCGGTCTTATCCAACGCGGTTTCAGGCAGTCAATCGGTCGCTGATAAGCATACCGCCACTTGCCCAACTCTGTGTTCGCGATTTCAGCAAGCGCCATCGTCTTACCAGCGAAGCGCCAAGGATAATCATGCAACAGGGCATCGCGGGTCTGCTCGTAGAACTGCTTGCACGCGCGGGCTTCCGCGCTTGCCTCACCAAGTTCGTTGATGTTGTCCTTGCCCAAATTCGATAGGGCGATGTTGCATATGGAGATAATGGAGGTCATGCAATCACCCTATCGATAAATGGTTGTCGCTCGTTATGCCGCGTTACACCTCTTCTTGCGGGAGGAAGAGAAGTTCGCTATCCAAGATATAAACTGGCTCATTCTGCAATACAGACAGAAACGTTGTGTACAGCGGATCAGTCAGTACGCGTGCAGTGAGGTAGTTTCGCCCCAGAACATTGCCTGTAAGATCGCCAAGACCAACTATCTGGTTTGATACAGGATTATCAATCTTTCTGGTTTCGATGCTGCCACCGCCGTTCTGTGTAGACGTTGCGTTAAGGGCCATAGCTTGCGCGGCCTTTGCATCAGTGAGTAGCATGCAGGCTTGTACTGTCATTTAGTTTGCTCCAATCGCAGTTAGGTAAGTCAGTATCGCGTTATGCAGCGAGAGCATTTCCGCGTCGGTCAGCGCCGCGCCTGCGAACATGAAAGCGCAGCGATCATTTCCGTATCCAGTGCCAAGCCGGAAAAGCAAAAGCTCTTTAGCCTGCATTGGTGCAGACGCTCTTGTGAGCGCGCCACCTAGCGGCGCACCGCCCGTAGCATACCACTGTAAGGTATTGGCGTCTTTTCGAACAGCAGCCTTGAAACCAAGACGAGAAGGCAACGCAGCGGAGTTGTCGTTGATGGCAGCGCTGATGCGCCCGCCCATGCCGCCTGATGGGTCTTTTGGTCGAATGAACGTCAACGTTCCAGACGTGACGTCCATGCCGAAGAGAGGATTATTGTTGTTCACGTCGGAAGGCGTGGCGTTGATGTACCCGCCAAGTGTGGCGCTGTCCTGGCCGAATTGATTAGGGTCAGTGAAGGTGTAACCGGTTCCCATGAATGCGCCGACACCATCACCCGCCCATCCCCTGTCGTCGGTGAACGTCGGGCTGTTCGACACAGCCAACAGCGGGCCTGTTGGGTTTTTGAGATTTACGCGGGAGTTTGCCGATCCTGTTTGAGCCATCGGCCTGATTAGATCGAGCTTGGACCACCAACCTGCGGGCTTCCCTGTTAGCACGAAATTGTTGATCAGAGTTTTTCGCTCATCACTCAGCGATGGCGACATAACATTGAAATAAGCCTGAGCATCAGCGTCATACGAAGGTGGCGCTACCCCGCCCTTGCTTGGCTGCACGCGCATACCGTTATACATCGTGCGACTATCTGTGATCATAACCGCGCCACGCACTGGCTGCTCGTTATAGATCGCTTGATCAGCATCCAGCGTCTGAACGCCAAGCACTCGCTGATTATCTATGAACAACAGGCCGTCAGCGGCTTCACGCAAACCAATGACCGGCTGATTGTTGAAAATCGTCGTGCCGTCTGGGACAATACGGATGCCAAGTTTGCGCTGTTCGTTGAATATCTCGGCCATGATCCGCCCTGCACGTTAGGAAGATGAAAGGGCGGTTTCCCGCCCTATCATTAATCGTCTGCCTGAACTGGCGCGTCGCTTGGTGGAGCAATCCAGTCTGGTTCAGTGCCGCCCGTAATGTTGTTGATTTCATTGTCAACGCGGATAGGGGCAGG